CATACGTTGTGATCCAGCAGTAAAAAAATCAATTTGATCGTTATCTGTGCCATCACTATCTTCAACAGTGACATACGTATCTTTGTCAATATCCTGCATAATGGTAGTAAATGTTTTCCATGCACTACCAGTATAGCCTTCAAATCTAGTTGTAGTTGTATTGAATCTTATATCACCTGTGTTAGGTGATCCTGATCTATCCGAAGTTGCACCTGACGGTAAAGTCAGCGAACCGGTGATATCTAGTTTCAATTCATTGGTTTGAGTTTTTAACAGATTTTGCTGGTGATCTATTTTAATTGCCATACCTACACTCTCTTATTGTGCAAGTATTTATACGTTTACTGTCTGGCGGATGACCTTTATTGAAGCACTAGTGGCTGAACCCATTGTAACTTTAAGTTCCACGTTTGCTCCATTTACTGCCGCAGTAAACGTGCCTAGAGTAGATCCACTTACTAGTGTGCCGTATTGTGTAATATAAGCATTTGTACCATCATGACCTACCATAACTTTACTGCTTTGAAAAGCAGAGCCCTGTGTGATTGCAATAAAATATTCACTGGCTCTAAAACTTGCTATAGCAAATGTATCTAACACAGTTAATGCTGTAGAGGCTATGGTTGCTCCAGCACTTGTGATATGACTGTCATTTGCACCACTTCCGCTGATCTTGTATGTTGGTGTCATCACAGAAGTTGTTACTGTAACATCAGCTGGTAGACCAACTGTTACTGTATCTGTTGCACCTACAACAACTTCAACTTCGTTGGTAGTTCCATTAAATGTAAGAGTATCAGCACCTAAATTTACAGCCTGTGTATTTGAAGCACCATCAACTATATTAAGAATTGCACCACCGGCCGCAGTATCAACATAAGATTTTGTAGCGGCATCTTGAGCATTAGTAGGATCGCCTAAGTTTTCTATTTTGCCTGTGCCTAGGTCTGCACTTTTTAACCATGCTTTGCTCCAAGTTGCACCAGTTGTTCCTAATGAATATGTGTTATCACCATTTGGTCTAATGTTAGAACCTATGTCCGCGGCAAGATTAAGTGTGTCTGTGTCAGCATCACCTAAACTAAGTGTACCGCCATCTGCTGTGATATTACCTTTAACGTATAATGCTTTCTCTACTAGAACTCCGCCTTTGAGTTGTAAAGCACCTGTAGACGCAGTTGAATCTGTTGTGTCTTCAACTACTGTAATTGTTGCTCCACTACCTGAAGCTGTTTTTCTGAAACTTGGCATTGCATTCTCCTACTAGACTATTTAGTCAAAAAGGAAGACGCCAAAGGCGCCTTCGCAAACTAAAAAAAGGAGTTATTAGTGAGTAGGGAGGACTTGGGTTTCACCTCCAACCAGGTCGACCGAGATACCATTCTCAAAATCCCCTGGAACTTACTTCCGCCCGGGAGGGCGATGTGATTCTTGGTCGCTAAACTTCGAACCTGGCTACCACGCCTAAGCAATCAAGTTATGCCTCTTGGTCAGACACGTTTCCTTGCACTACTCTAGTAAGACCGTCGTCTTGCTATAGTTATTAATATAGTACTTCTTATACCAGAAGTCAACCTTTTTTTGCATCTTTTTTCAAAAAAAAAATGGGCCACCGAAGTGACCCATTTTGTAATTCTGGTAAAACCAAAACTTATGTAAAGCTAAGGTTACCGCTGTTGATTGTGATGCCTTCAACATAGTCTGCCGCATTACCGAGCGATGAAGCTTGGTTGGACAATTCAGTGTAACCATATCGTGTCATAAATGAAACTACTGGTTCGAATGTTGATGGATCCATAACAACACCACTGCTCATCAATGGAATGTATGGGCAGTAGTACGCTGGTGCGTCCATTTCGCCTGAGCCTTTGTAGCCTACCAATGCAACAGTTGAATCTGATGCATACTGGTCTGCGTACACTCTCATTGTACCATTCAATGTACCAACAAATTTAGTGTTAGTTGGTGCTTCAAAAGGTCCTTCAGTTGTTCTTGCGAATGCTGAAGTTGTAGCTGACTGAAGAACAGTAAGCATTGCTGGTGATACTACCAAGTAGTTACCTGCGCCTCTTCTTGTTCTTGCGGCGATTAGATTTGCGGCTCTATTTACTAGAACAGCAAATGCGGCATGTTCGTCACCAACAAATGTTGCAGTACCTGATACACCGGCCTGGTTATATGTTAATGATGGTGTGCCTGCCAAGCTTCTAAGTGAAGCAAGGATTTCTTGGTCGATTTCAGCAGTAATTTCTTGTGCTAGTGCCGCCATTACTTCTGCTTCGACGTCAATGCCATGCATTGAGTTTGCGTCTTGAGCCGCTTCAAAAGTCCAGCGAGCTGATAGCTTTCTGGTTTTTGCTTCGACTGTTTGCTTGAGGATCTGGATGCTTAACTTTTTACCAGCAGTAGCTTCAAGAGTTGAAGTTGTGTCTGCTGTGTTAGATGTTGCATTACCAGAATATCCAGTAGCAATTGAGAATGGACTTAGAGCCTCATCACCAGCAGTAGCTGAGTCAAAAGTTTCAGCATATCTTACTCTGAGTGTGTGGATCTGTCCGACTGGGCCTGTCATAGGCTGAACACCAACCAGCTCGTTAGCGATAACTGTTGGCATAACACGTCTGATGACTGGTAGGATAACTTTATTCAAAGTTGCAATATTACCGGCCATAGTAGTGCCAGCGGCGGCAGTCTCTGTCAAATACGTTTTTGCATTTTCAAGGACTTGCTCCATAACAACTTTTTTGTTACCTTCAAGACCATCAACCAGTGCTGTTTTGGTTTCATTCCAATTTTCTGTAAGGTTCATTGGATCTACTCCTAATTAATTGCGGATACCCGCTAGTTTGCGAAGGTTGATAATTTCAGCCTGTGTTCCGCTGTTTCCAGCATCACTTTGGGCCTTGTTACCTGTAAACTCAGTCTTCTGAGTTTCATTAAGTATGTTTTTGTCAGTTGGTTTAGCATCTTCCTTAATTACGCTAGGTAGATACTTTTTAAACTGGCGTTGCAATCTATCAGTTTGTGTACCTTCTAGAAGGTCTGACATGATTTCACGCTTGTCTTTTGCCAACGGAGCCATTAGCTCGTCAAGGATTTGTTTTCTTTCTGTTGATTGTTCCATTACTTTAACAGCCTTCTTGCCTTCTGCTATCATAACGTCTTTTTCATTCAGCTTATCTTCAGCTTCTTTCAACAGTCCCGACATTTCCTCAATAGTTTTAGAAAGTTTTTTAACCTCAGTGCCTTCTGCTAGGTAACTTGTCATAAACTCACCTGCAAATGTTTCGAATATTTTACGTCCGAATTCATTTTCACGTGCTGACTTAATATCTTCCTTCAGTGTTGCCAATTCCTTGACAAAACCTTCTGATACGATGCCATGCACTTTTTCAGATGCTTGTTTAACAAACTTGCTTCTGGCTTCTTCGATTACTTTCTTTCCTTCTTTAATCATTTTGACTTTTTGTTCAACTAGTGAACGCTTGTCTTCATGAAATTCATTTAACTCCTTAGTGAGTTGCTCGATCGCAAAGCCTTCTAGCTTAGAAATTTTATCTTCGCCAGCTTGTCGATCGGCTCTCAATTCGGAAATTTCCTTACTGAGAGTTTCCATGATGAATTTGTTAAGAACTTCAGCATGTTCGGCAATCGCTTTTTTGTACGTTACACGTTCTTCTGCTACTTTTTTCTTGTCTTCATTGAACTCTGTGAGTTCTTTGACTACAACATCACGTAGCATTTTATCCGCGGCTTCAATGATCTGTGATTTATCATGATCATATCGCTGTGCAAATTCTTCTCTTAGTTCACTCGTAATATCTTTACGTGCTTCTTCGAGCTTTTTATCAAATGCTTCACTAATGCTAGTTCTAACTTCTTCGGAAAGCACCTCGGAGCCTAGAAGTTCTTCAATCGCTGTAAGAGCCATTATTATCTCCTATATCCAAGGTCGTTAATGAACCGTAGGATCTCTTCCTTGAGATACTTTTGGGCTTTCTTGTCGTGTTCAGTAGCTCTAGCAACATCCATAAGCACATTTCCCTTACGACCATGGTTCATTAGCTGTTCGTAAATGGGATCTGGATACGCCTCTGGAGCACTCGGATTGGCAACGATATCGACTGTGACTATTTCAAAGTCGCTAACATGACCGCTCTCTGTAACGTTACCGCTACCTCGACTAGATACGCCTAGTTTTACACCACTCTCTATCAGGGTAGTACAAATGTTACCCATCGGAGTTGGTAATAATTTTAGCTTGCCAATTCCATCTGATCCATTCATTTGAATATTTTCAATCACATGACTGACTCTATCCAAGTTAATGTTTAGATCATCTGGATGATCGGCTTCGCCTAGAACACTAAATCCACCTTCAATTTTTTCTTGCAGAGTTTTAACTGCTTTATTAATCTCATTAAGTGGATAAACTCTTCCGTTATGATTCTGCTTTTCACCTTGTATGAATATGCCCTTCATATACAGGTCTTTGCCCTCGTCGTCTCTTTCAGCAACGAGAGCCGCCTGTGATGGTGACATCTTTTCAATTAAAGTTTGCATCATCTCTTACTTCTTTGCTCTTTTTGTTTCAGTCATCTTTGGTTTAGGTGCTGAACCCATTTTAGCGTCTTGTGTAGTTCCACTACCAAAGTCACCTGCTTTAGGGTCTGGACGACCGCTTTCTTCTTTGGTGTCTGTTGGGTGTGGTTTACTGTCATGCTCATTGCCGGCATCTTTTACAGGTGACTTTGCACTTGCATCGCTACCGTCTGGCATAGCAGTGTTTACTTTTTCTGTGTATTCACGTAGCTCTTCGTCTAGATCTTCGCTTTTTGCTTCTTCAACTGATTCATCTTCTTCAACTGTTTCGTCTTTTGCTTCTTCCACAGCTTCATCTGTTTCTTCAGTTTTTTCTGCAACAGGCTCTTCTACACTTTCTTCAGGCATTTCTGGCATTTCCATGTCCATATCGCCTTCAGCTTCGTCACCGGCTTCGTCGCCCATGATTTCTGCAAATGTTGCCTTTAGTTCTGCTAGAGCGTCTTCTACGTTCATAATAGCATCTTCGGCCTTTTCAGCATCGCCTGATGGTGCTTCTTCGTCGCCCATTTCAGCTTCGCCTTCTTCTTCGCCGTCTTCGCCAAAGTA